CATAAAATAACCTCATTTTATTTGGCCCCAATTCGGACCGGATTCGTAATCTACTTTATTCGGTACTTCTAAGTCAACCGCAGACTCCATAATATTTTTTATTTTTTCTGCATGTTCAGGACCTTCAACAGATATATCTAATTCATCATGTACTTGTATATGTGGTACAATACCCTCCTTATGTAATTCTATCATTGCTTTCTTTGTCATGTCAGCTGCCGATCCTTGAATTAATTTATTTAATGCTTTGTATGTGTAAGCACGTTTAATTCCTGGTCCGTGTTCCATGAGCGCTTGATCGTGAGGCAATGCTTTGTGTATACCAAACTGATTTGGTTCCCATAAATGGAAGCGACAAAGACGACCTAGTAATGTACGGATACGTCCTGAATCTTGAGCACGTTGCATAACGTTATCCATCAGTTGTTTAACAAATGGTACTCGGTTGTGGTATTGTCTAAACAAACTATCAGATACATCTTTAGACACACCTAGTTCAGCTTGTAATTTATTTTTACCCATACCATAGAACAGACCAAGATTTATAGTCTTGGCCTGTGATCTAGGTATCTCTGCCATATCAGCAACGATCGTATGAAAATCCGCATCGCCCTCACGATACGCTTCCAACACTTCGTCCACTCCATAGAGATTCTGTAAAGCTGCATAATGCACTACCAACCTAGGCTCTTGTTGAGAATAGTCAAAACAACCCCATGTATGGCCCTCCTCGGGCACAAATAAAGCCCTAATTAAAGGTCCGAGGTCTTTGTTCCTAGCTGGAATTTGCTGTAAATTTGGGTTTGAATAAGAGAATCTACCGGTCACAGTTCCGCCATTATCTGATCGAAGCTGGTTAATTTCTGCATGAATTCTACCTTTATGTGAATACTTAATTATGGTATCTATAAACGTGGTATGGGCCTTGTTTATTTCACGAGCCTGGGCGATTCGTTTCACCAGTGGGTGGGGGTGATTCTGTAAAAAGTTTTTAGTAAAGGAAGGTGATTGTGTTTTTTCAGTTCTATCGTAATCTAGTTTCAACTTGTCAAAGACTTGGGCAATCGATCTTGCAGCCCATATCTGAGTATCTACTCCTGTTTCTTTTTTTACTTGGTGTAATAATGATTCTTCTTTTTTGGTCAGTTCTTTTTTTAATTGATTCGCTGCTGTCACGTCTACCCGCACCCCTAGGAAACGCATATCAACCAGACAAGGAAACAACTCAGTCTCCATATCAAAAATAGATTGTATATCTTGGTGAAGTATTTCTTTTTTAAGTTCTTGCCATAACTCTAAAGTTATTTCTGCGTCTTTTTCTGCGTATGCGCCTACATAAATGGCAGGTAGTTTATACATTTCTGCCTTAGCGTCAACACCCCAATCTTTTGCAGCTGCATATAAATCGCTTTCATTTTTTGTTTTGCCGGTGTATCGTTTAGCACAGTTGTTTAAGTCATAGCGCATTTGATTTTCATCAACAAGGGCCGATGCAATCATCGTGTCTATAATTCTACCGCTGATACTTAAACTAAGCGCTTTAATCCAACACACGTCATACATGGCGTTGTGAAATATTTTATCTGCGGGTGTATTTAATACACCTTGAAACCATTTTAAAACTTTTGCTCTACTCATGTTACCACCACCTTCATGGGCAATAGGATAGTAACCTGACCAACCTGGTACAGCTACAGCAATTCCTACAACATCACCTTTGCCAACTACAGATCCTGATCCCATTTTCATTAAATCTGGATCTTTAGTTTCTAAGTCTATTGCAATCTCATCGTAATTAGATAAATCTGGAAAACTTTCTGGTGGTAACCACTCTGTCTGTGGTTTAAATAGAGGTATCTGCATTGTAGTCCCTTTCAATAATCATTTCTAAAAAGTGTATTGCTTTCAATATGTCTTGCTTCTTTCCCTTTAGTCGGTGACGACAAATATATTTTATAGCGCATCCCTCCGGAAATAGCAACTCATTCTCAACTACAAACTTGCTTGGCTGTATTTTAAATTTTTGATAGTGACTCCCTCCGTGTTGTTTATCCCAAACGCTTTTTTTCTTCATAGCACAAATCCCTTCTCGTATTTTTTTGGTTCTATTATGTGTAGGTTTTCTTTTGTTCTTGTTGCTCCTACATAGAATAATCTGTTTTCATCATCTGGATTTTTTTCATAACTCCTCATAGTATTTTCTGTAAGATCCGTTAATAAAACAACGTTAGTTGCTTCTCCTCCTTTTGCTGCATGTATTGTAGACAACTCTATTCTTGGTCTTTCGTTTAGTTTTTCTCCGTTTTTTCTCATCTTTCTTAAATAATTTACTTTAGTTTGACCTGCAGTATCAAATGCTTCATACCACACTGTTTTAACTTGTAGACCATAATCTTTTACAAGTTGATCTATTCCATAAAAAGATCCTTTAGCCATACCTTTTATTTTTTTTGCATGCCAATGTTTTGGTCCCATAAATTTAATAATGTTTTCTATATCTTTGTAAGCAACTAACTGTCCTTGTCGCAACTGTTCCCAAGACGTGGCTGCTTGATGTAATTCTTTTTCACTGCTTCGTTTGTATCTGTTTTCGTAATACAAGCCTTGTCTATACAAAGATTCTTCTATGTCTGTTAGCATGTGTCTTGTTCTACTTAATACTAGCCAATCACCTGTTGACATGTCTATGCTATCAATATCAAAATGTCTGTGTAAATTTCCTTGACTGACTCTAGGCTCCCATGACTTATCTATTCTGTTTCTAATTTTATTTATAATACCCATTGCTAGTCCATGTACTTTTGCAGGTATTCTATAAGATTGTGTTAAGGGTAGGTATTGTCCTTCTAATGCTATGAAAGAATCTACATCTGCACCAGCCCATCTAAATATTGCTTGGTCATCATCACCTGCAATAAAAGAATCTTTTGTTTTATTCCAGATAGATCGTGTCATGTCCCATTGCATTAATGATAAATCTTGTGCTTCATCTATAAACACTACATCAAATTTTGGTGACTTATCTGATTTTGTAAAATCTAAAATCATGTCATTAAAATCTATTAAGTTATATTCTTTTTTATATCTTGCTAATTCGTTGTGTATAATTCTAAGTTGATCTCTTTCTAAATCTTGTGTGTGTTCTTGCAAATCAAATTGTTGTTCTGGTGTAATGTTTCGTAATTGTGCTAGTTGTATAATTCGTAGATACTCACTATCAGATGTAAAAATACCACCTTGGTCTTCTTGATAGTCAGCGTATGTTACAGGAAAACCTAATTTCTTTCCTAAATCTTTGTAATGTCTTGGTTGCATTACTTGATCTTTTTTTAATCCTAATTTTTTAAACGCTAATGAATGTAGTGTTCTAAAATATGGAAGATCATCTTCTGTTAAATTAAATTTTTTAATTGCTCTGTCTCTGGCTTCGTGTGCAGCTTTTTGTGTAAATGCAAAATAACCTATCTTGTCAGGATCAGTTTGTTTAAGATAATCATCTACTTTGTTTAACAAAGTTGTAGTCTTACCTGTACCTGGTGGCCCTAATACAATCGTTCTCAAAATATATCCTTTGGTTTTAATTCTTTTTGATTGTAGTCGTCTTCTTTTTTGTCAAACTGTTTTACAACAAATACAGAAATTCTTTCTTTACCTATTCGTTTGTCATCGCAATTACATGCTTCTTTTAACATTTGCGCAGTACGTTGATAATTTATATCCCAACGTTTTCTAATTAAAAATTGATTGTAGAATCTATCAAAAACAAAGTGGTGCAATCCTTCATTAGTCCACACTCCACCTTTTTTAAGATCATTCTTGTCTGTAGATACTTGTCTATTTAAACAATATTCTTCTAAATGATTTTGTAATTGATCCTGGGTAGTCACACCTTCTGGTGGATCTATTGGTTCGTGATTCTTCATTAATGGATTTATTATCATGTCCCAATCTTTTGGTTTTACTGTTGGTGGTTTAAAATCTAGTTGTTCCATACATGCTTCCTGAAATAGACTTTGTTGTTTTAAAAATTTTACATTTTCTAAATGTAGTCTTTCTCCATCAACATTAAGGTAATAATAAGGCTTTTCTAATTTAATTTTTTGTAAATCTGTTAGCGCAGGAAATACTATTTCTTCTCCAATACCAAACTTTCTTTCTCTACATAATTTTTTATCACAAAGATTACACATTGGAGTATCATTACATTTATAACCCCAATCTTTTTTATCGTGTTGTCTTTTGATTATTTCTACTTCAGATTCACTAAGTGGTACAGTAGATGCTGTTGCATTAAATAATGTCATTTTACTTTTCCATTCTGCAGGCCATTTCTTTTTAGCGTACACACCAAAATGAAACATAGAGTTATTACGTCCACCCTCTGGTATTTTATTTATTGCCATAAGTTCTATACACGGTGGTGCATCATCATAATCAGATTTAGGTCTCTCTATTTTTATTTTTGTAATGTCTGTTTGTTTTATTTCAGTATATATACTGTAAAATTCTTCTAACGTTGCCGCTTCTCCATCGTTTCTAAATGCATATCTTGTTGTATTATCACCACCAAAATATGGTAAGTTTAAAAAATTTCCTGTGTCATCTGCTGATTTTAATTGAATTTGTTTTGGAAAGACTTCTGATCCGCCGTATCCTAGTAGTGTTTTTATTTCCGTTAGTTTGTCTCTCATTCTTTCTGCTGATACTGGCTGTTCGGAAAAGAGAAAGACGTGTGCTCCTCCACTCTTTGACCTACACACAGCCAAAGGCAGTTTAAATTGTTTTATTTTATATATTAATTGTTTGTGATCAAACCCTGCGTAGGAATCTATGTCTACACATCCCCACACACATTGATTATTTTCGTTAATAGGTATGATGCCCAGACTCTGCGTACCATTTAAGTGCATCTTCCACAATTCTGGAGTCACTGGTTGACGCACTACAAATGATTGTCCCTTTAGCTTAACACCATTTTCTGCTGGTGTGGTAACCTTGGTACAACCATGCGCACGCTCTAATCCTTTAAATATTTTTTCAAACATAATTTTAAAAATGGGCGGATCCACTCTCGCTTAGCCGCCCATTACCTAGGATTCTATTAGTATGGTGATGCTTCTTTAGTATCTTCTGATCCGTGTTTCACCTGCACTTGATCTTTACCGACACTCATTGCAAAAGATTTAGCCATGTCATAGATTCCTTTATCTGTAACAGGACCATCTTTTTCAACTTCCCATCCAAACCATGTTCCTTTGTCGTTAGACATCTGAACAGTGGATAGATTATAAATGTGGCTGTAAGTTGGCGGTGTAAACAAACCATTTTTACCTTGTAGTTTTAAACCCATCATTAATGAATTCCATTTTCTACTAACTTTTAATTGAGTAGATTTCATAGAAATCAAAGCTGTTGATGGAGTATTACCAAGACAAAGTACAAAGTGATTAGCAGTGTTATCAAGATAATTA